GCAGGTCTTAATGACAGCACTACGCCGCAAACCGGACAACGGGTTGTATCAGACTCCACCGGTTGGTACAACGGAGGATTCACCGGCAACGGTGGTATACTTGAAGTGGCTGGTCCCGTACATCGAGAAGAATACGTTACACCGGCATGGCAATTACAAGATCCGGTTTCCATGAACCATATCCTAGCCTTGGATGCCATCCGAAGACAAAGAACAAGCACAAATCCTCTTCCCGTCAACGGATTCGCCAACGGTGGATACAATGGACGCTCGGATGAAGAAAATGTAATGGTTTCAAGTAATAATCCGGAATTACTCAAAGTACTCACACAGCTACTTATGCTATTTTCCGAACTAAGAGCAAAAGGCATGAGGGCCTATATCGTTTACAGCGATATCGAGGCCGCTCAAAAGACTCTGAATAAATCCAAAAAGATAGGAGGCAAATAAGATGGATATCATTCACGAATCCGGCAAGGCTTACGACCTAGGAGACATCCAATTGGCCTTATCCCGGATGAACCCGTTCTTTAACGATTACGGAGAGCAGAGCTTACCGGTAACACTCCCTCCCACGGACAGGAATAGGGAACTACTCATCTATCCGGATAACATGGCCGGGATCAGCAAGGCCTCGCAGCGGATCAACGCCATGATCCAACACGGGGTATTCTCCATTCCCTGCCGTCAAGCCATCCTGTCGGCGAACCGGAAAACCGGGATCGAGACCAGCTTCTACCTCAATACCGGAGCGTTCTACGAGAAAATCAAGGATGTACCGTTATCCACGGTCTTTGAGGACAAGGTTATCAAGTTCGCGTCTGTCAGCGAGGCGATATCCTTCTGCCGGAACCTGTTCATTACACATGACGACCGATTCGCCTTGTTCCCGGCCATCCTAGAGTCCGGTTCTTTAAACGCCACCGGTGATCCGGGACCGGACGGATATCCCCGTCTTTACAACGACGTGGAGCGGACGGAGGTAGTCGATGAGAAAACGATCCGGTTGGCTCCGGGATTCTACATATCCCCCTTCATCCGTGGATTGCATCTATTGGAGGAGATATTCGCCTATCTCGGCTACACCTTGGAGGACTCCTTCTTTTCCCGCACCACCCCATTCAAGGACATGGTCTTTCTGAACAACACGATCGATACGATCGTAAGGGGTGAGATCCGATACTCCCAGATCGTCCCGGACTGCATGATCAAGACGATACTGGACGTATACCGGTATAAATTCTGCTGCGAGTTCATCCCGGACGAGACCCGCAAGACCATCTGTATCGTGCTATTCGATGAGAACCTGAACGAGACACCCTCCTGCGACCTCACGGATCGCGTAGCCGGTAAATACACAGTCAACCATCCCTCGAGCTTCAAGCAGTTAAAGCTTACCTGTGACCGGCTCACGCCGCCGGAAGAGAAACAGGAGAGCGAGCGCCCGATGCCAACGACGGGAAGAGCCACGGGGAACGAGAACGAGGAGTTCAGTACCTTGGTAGACCTATTAAAGAAATACCCGGACGTGGAGTATAACCAGATATCGGGTGAGTTTGTCCGGAGAGGTTACAAGGGGATCACGCCGGTCACGCAACGGATAGGTCTGGTCACGATGGATTATTACGCCGGCGGGACACTGGAGACGGAGAGCAAGGAATCCCCGGACGTGCTACCGGCGATGGTCTATACACCTGCTTTTGGCAGCGGAGGAGCCGGGGCCATCCCGCATCTCGGGATTTATATAGGGACCGGAAGATCGTTGAACTCCTCCATCATCATGGATTCCGTGAATGACTCCACGTCTGAGGTGGTAGGCGAGGCGGAAGATAACGAGGAGTTGAAACCCATGCCGGCGTTCGTATTCCATGCCGGGAAACTGGACTACGGGACGATCCTCAATCATGATGCGGATGGAAACAAGCTCTGGAACTATACGCTCGCCTACCACGGCCCGGACGGGCTTTTCGAACGGTTCTGGAGGAATTACGATTCCCTGCTCCGGAACTCTCTGCTCGAGATAAAAGCGAGCATGCTTCTCAGTGACATCCAAAAGGTATCGCTCTCCGAGTACAGGAAGGTGACGATCGAGGGACAGGAGTTGCTTCCCTCCGCCATACAATATAGCCCGGGTTCCCGGGAACCCTTGGAATCCACGTTCCTTACCACGAGGCTTTACGAGCCGGTATCCACGGCCATGGCCGAGGCAGAGCGGTTCGCCTCCCATGTATCCAAATATAAATGGAAGGTCAACTACTCCCGGTCCAACGCCAGTGACAGCGTGAAAAGGAGATGGGTGTTCAAGGAGGAGCCCGTGACCATATACTACGCCCCGCCCAGCGCATACCAATACGTGCAGGGCGGGAAATACCATCAAGCCACTTATCCCGTGCAATTCTATAGCCGTGGCTCCGCATCCGGGCCGACCGATCCGGAGGACGGTACCCTGACCGTGTGGCTCGAGCCCGTGACCCGGTAACTGTCCTTTATCGGACCATCCGACAGCCATACTTTTGGGGGTAAAATAATCGCAAATGGCAACGATCATAGATAAACCAGACGCTCTGAGCCTGTCCGGGAACATGAGGAAATTTGTATTGGGGGCACAAGAGGCCGTCTCTTTCATCTTGAAGAAAGGAACGGCCACCTTGCTCGAGCAAAGCTACGAGCCCGGGCCGGACAAGATGGTCACGATCGACGTGAGAGAGGTGGTGGAAAGCCAATTGAGCTATACTTTGGACACGGCCCAAGAGATCTATTCCCAAAATACCATATTCGCAGATTTCACGGCCACGATAGACGGGACCTCCCACTC